CGTAGCTGCACACGGTTACTTTGGTAGACTTATTTTTCAATATGCTTCTTTCAATAATTCTCGTGCTTTACATTTCTTTCTTGGTGCTTGGCCCGTGGTTGGCATATGGCTCACAAGTATGGGGATCTGCACAATGGCTTTCAATCTTAATGGCTTTAACTTTAACCAGTCAATAGTTGACACTAATGGTAAAGTTATTCCTACATGGGCTGATGTTGTTAATAGACAGAACCTTGGAATGGAAGTTATGCATGAGCGTAACGCACACAATTTCCCGTTAGACTTAGCAGCTGCTGAAGCTACTCCTGTAGCATTGACTGCACCTGCACTAGGCTAACAGCCACGTCCGTTCATCCCTCACGGGACGCATGAATCCAAAGCATGGAACGGGGCTTTGGTATATGGAGAAACCAATGGTTACTTACGTATATCGTGGCGTTGTTTACAAGAAGTAAATGACAAAGGTGGGGAGCACCTCAGAGTCGGACTCCCCTCCCATTGGTAAAAGCCTCCAAGGAGACACCTTTTGCCGTCTGGACGGTAGGGATAGACCTACACTCAGCTTGAGTCTTAGCTGATACATTTAAGATTCTAACAATTCTAGATCTAGAGACGATAACTAATACCCTACAAATAAATGGCACAACAGTCAACAAATAATCCTAGCTCACAAACCTTTCTGGGTAGGATTAACACAGCAACAAACGCTACAAATAACAGAGATTTGTATTTAAAGTTGTTTTCAGGAGAGATGTTTACTGGCTTCCAGAGAGAGACAATCGCACGTGACTTAGTCATGAAGCGTACTCTAACTAATGGACGCAGTTTACAGTTCATCTATACAGGTAGAACAAGTGCGGAATACCACACACCTGGAAATTCTATATTAGGAAACTCTGACAAAACTCCTCCAATAGCAGAAAAAACTATTACAGTTGATGATCTACTCATCAGTTCTGCATTTGTATATGAGTTAGATGAGACACTAGCACACTATGAAATGAGAGGAGAAATTTCCAAGAAGATTGGATATGCTCTTGCTCAAAAGTATGATAGACTTATCTTCAGAGCTATTGCTAAAGGTGCTAGACAAGCTAGCCCAGTATCCCTAACCTCTTTCGTAGAGCCAGGTGGTACACAAATCCAAGTTGGTGCAGGTTCTAACGCTGACGATGCTCTTGATGATGATAAACTTGTAACAGCATTTTATGATGCTGCAGCAGCTTTAGATGAAAAAGGAGTTTCTGATGACGGAAGAGTAGCTGTACTTAACCCACGTCAGTACTATTCACTTATAAAAGGAGCAGGTACTAACGGATTAATTAACAGAGACGTACAAGGTACATCTTTACAAAGCGGAAATGGTGTAATTGAAATTGCAGGTATTCAAATCTACAAGTCAATGAACGCTCCATTCTTCTCTAAGTATGGTACTAAGTATGCTCCATCTTCTGGTGCAGCAGCTGGCACTGACCTTGATACAATAGATCCTGGAAATACAGGTTCATTCGTATCTGAAGGTATCGAAACAGCTAACACAGCTACAGGTAACAACTACGGAGCTCGTCAGAACTACGGTGCTGCCTCTAACTTTGCAAACACATGTGGCTTAATCTTCCAAAGAGAAGCAGCAGGTGTTGTAGAAACAATAGGGCCACAGGTTCAAGTAACAAGTGGTGATGTTTCAGTTGTTTACCAAGGCGATGTCATCCTAGGAAGACTAGCTATGGGAGCAGATTACGTTAACCCTGCAGCTTGTGTAGAATTGTTCGCTGGAACAACTACAAAGCCAGCAGCTTTCTCATAAGTTTTTATTTTATATAGGGGCTTCGTGCCCCTTTTTTTTTTACATGGAACAAATATCTTACGGAGTGTCTACCGAACTAGATGCTGTAAACTCAATCCTGATGAGCGTTGGAGAATCCCCAGTTAATACTTTAACAGTGCAAAGCCCCGAAGTGGCTATAGCACAGAAGACTCTAAGGCAAGTCTGCCGTGAGATACAAGCTGAGGGATGGTCATACAACACAGAGAATGAGTATCCTATTGACCTCGATACAAACAATCAATGTATCGTTCCTAATAATGTCCTACAAATAGATCTTAATATTTATCAACACGGTAAAGATTATAATATAGTTAGACGTAGTGACAATGGTGTAATGAAAATATATGATAAGAAAAATCATACATTCACCTTTGAAAATTGTAGTAAATTATATTTTGATATTATATGGATGTTAGATTTTGAAGATCTACCTCAACCATTTAAAGATTACGTGGCTCAGAAAGCCTCTAGAGTAGCCTCTAACCGTATGGTTAATAACCCACAAGCTGCTAAATTAATGGAATCTGACGAAGGTGTAATGAGAGCATTAGCACTAGAGTATGAAACAAAACAAGGTGACCATAATATATTTAATGATTACCAGTATCAACAAGATGCAAACACAGTGTATCGACCATTTAAAGTATTGAGAAGAATGTAATGCCAGCAGTAAATCAACGTATCCCAAACTTTCTAGGGGGTGTATCTCAACAGCCAGATAAAATTAAATTTCCAGGACAGTTAAGGGTATGTGATAATGCTGTCCCAGATGTTACATTTGGTTTAAAGAAACGTCCTGCAGGTGAGTTTATAGGGACTCTTACTAATGCTAATAGCACAGGTCATTGGTATGAAATAATAAGAGATGGAGATGAAAAATATTTAGTACAAATAACACCAAGTCTTACTGGATCTATTCCTATAAGAGTATGGGATATAGCAGACGGTACTGAAAAATCTTTGACAAATTCTAGTGGAGATTCTTTGTTTGCTTACCTTGCGGGGGCAACTCAACCATATGCTTTACAGACTATACAAGACTATACAATTATAGTTAACAAACAAAAGACTGTAGGTACTACAGGTAATACTTTCTCACCTATTCACAGTGGAGATTATTCATATGCGAGGTTGGATACTGTTGCTTACAATACTGAATATATATTATATAGTGGTACAGCTCCCTCACCCAATACATTTTACAGGGTTACTTCTGTAAAGGTAGATAGGATGTCTGGAGGTAGTGCTCAAGGTTCTACATTTAATGACACAAATGAAAACCAAAGTAAAGCTGGTACATTAACTTGGTCATTTTCTGGAGGTTCTGCTGTAACAACAACAGGTGCTCAAGTAGGTGGGACAAATATTACAGAAAATATTGAGGGCAGTTTACAAGTTAATGGTGTTAGTTATATTGCAAGTAACACAGAAAACTACGATGGAAGTGGTACTGAAGTTTCTGATTTCTTAGGTTACACTCAAAACTATGATGTTAGATATACAGCAACTATTACATTACAAGACGGTGGTTTAATAAAAACTACTAATAAATCTACAGCCGAAGGTATGTTTATAGATGTTGCTTTAGAGGGTGAAACATATCGTATATCAGTTGAAGCTGTAGAACCAGTAACAACTTATCAAGATGTGTCTGGTATAGCATATCACAAAACTCCAAAGAATCCAGACAATGGTGCTATATCTATGGCTACTATTCTTAGTGGACTTACAAGTGCTGTCAATAGTTCTTTAGCTAACGTAACAGCTGAAGTTATAGGTAGTGGTTTATTTCTTTATGGTTCAAATGCAGACGGTGTAAACTTTCTTGGTGGTGCTGTAAATGAAAACATGAGTGTTATAGGTCAAAAAGCACAAGATGTTTCTAGATTACCTGCTATGTGTAAACAAGGTTATGTAGCACAAATATCTAACACTGCGGATTTAGAGACTGATGATTACTATGTAAAGTTTGAAGCTAATAATGGTACGTCTGGAGCTGGTAGTTGGGAAGAATGTATAAGACCTCACAACTTTTCCTCTGGTAGCGACCCTATGGTCAAGGGTTTAGACCCTGCTACTATGCCACACGCCTTGATTAACAACCGTAATAATACATTTACATTTGTTAAACTAGATGAAGCTACTGCAAATAGTGCTAATAATGATAATTATTGGAAAGAAAGATTTGTAGGAGATGATGTATCTAACCCATTTCCAACTTTTAATGGTGCTGAAATACAAGAAATATTTTTTCATAGAAATAGATTAGGTCTTATTTCTGGTGAAAACGTAGTGATGAGCCAGCCTGGAAGTTATTTTAACTTTGGAATTGTCTCTGCTATATCTGCTAGTGACGATAACCCTGTAGATATAACTGTATCTGATATAAAACCAGCATTTATAAACCATACATTACCTATACAAAAAGGTATGTTACTGTTTAGTGATAACGGACAATTTTTATTATTTACAGAGTCTGATATATTTAGCCCTAAAACAGCTAGATTAAAGAAAGTATCTAGTTACGAATGTGACAGTAGTATACAACCAGTAGACCTTGGTACATCTGCACTATTTACATCTAATGTGTCTGCGTACGCTAGGGCGTTTGAGGCTACTATATTAGATGATGATACACCCCCGCAAATACTAGAACAAACTAGAGTTGTCCCAGAATTTTTACCTAAAAATATTACAACATCTGCAAACTCAGTACCTATTGGTATTGTAAGTTATGCACAGAAAGGGCAAAATCAAATATATCATTATAAGTATTATAATACTGGACAAAAGCGAGAGCAGTCAGCTTGGTATACGTGGACTCTTACGGGCACTATGCAACACATGACTTATACAGGTGGTAATTTCTTTACTGTAGTTTTACAGGGTAGTAATTATGTACTAAATAAACATGAATATGTTGCTGATGCAAACGCTAACAGAGCATATGTACTAGGTGGTACAAGTTCAGACATAGGTTCTCCTTTGAAAACAGCAAGATGGTTTGAGCCATGTTTAGATAACTTAGCTATAGCAACTACTGTTACAGGTTCAGCTCAGACTACAACAGCTCCTGAGAAAACTGTTGTAGCTATACCTTACACACCAACAGGAGCTACTGATTTTTATATGGTAGGAATTACTGGTAATGACAGCGATGGTAACTCTATTGCAGGTATTGTCAGAAAAGCGGATGCCGTAAGTACTAACAGTGCAACCTTTAATAATATTAATATTGCTAGCAGTGCAAAGATTGCAGTTGGTTATAGCTATAATAGTATAATTGAACTACCTACGTATTATCTAAACAGAGGAGAAGCTAGTTATGATACAGATGGCGAACTACGTATATCTGGTATTAACTTTGAACTTGGTGTCTCTGGCCCTATGGAGTTTCATATAGATCCTATATATGCTGACATGGACTCATTTACACAGTTTGAGTCTGGCATGTTACTTAACTCTAGTAACTTTAGTGAGCCACCTGCAACACTAGCTAAGTCAGTTAGAGTACCAGTACAGAAGAAGAACGAGAAATATACAATGCAGATACAAATACCAGACCCATTTTCCACCGCCATACTCTCAGCAAGCTGGGATGGCAACTACAACGAAAAACGACATGTACGAAGGTAAGTATATCCAGACCTGCACCCCTGAGTTAGCTCTAAGTGTGGGTCTGAACTTACGCTATGAAGATAGACGTGAAGCAGAAGACACCTCTGGATTATGTGCAGAGGCTGCCTTATTGCAATCTTTTTATGATTCAACTTATTCCGTATATTTTACGGTTCCCAACGGCAAGGCTGCTGGAGTGGCGGGTGTAACCCCGCACAATTTAATATGGATGTTATGTACTGATGCTAGCACAGAATATCCTCATACATTTGTAAGAGAAGCTAGACGCTGGGTAAACAGTTTACTCAATCCTTATTTATGTAACCAAGCAGATATGCGGAATGAATCACATATAAAATTATTAAAACTTTTAGGCTTTACCTTAGTTAATTATCATGTCTACAATGGAGTACCCTTGATACAATTTATTAAACCATGTGTACAGTAGCAGCATTTTCTATTGGTATGGGTGCAGTTAAAACTGTTGCTGGAATTTCAGAACAGAATAGAGCACATCGAAATCAAGTAGATGCTGTCAACCGTAGCAACGCTATGGCTAGACAGAACTATATCAATCAGATCACAATATCTGCCTATAAAGATCAACGTCAAGCAGACGTATTTGCAGCTAAATTAAAAGCTGATTCAGCATCTAGGGCAGCATATTATAAACAAAAAGAAATCAACCAAGCTGAAGCTAACAGAGCAACTGTTGCTAACGATCAGCAATTAAGAGAAAAAATAACTGAGCAGATGTTTGCTAGTCAAACCAACTTAGCTAAGTCTATACAAGCACAAGGTGCTGTACTTGCTAGTGGTATGTCAGCTGGACAGTCTATGCTCTTAGAACTACAACAAGCTGAACGTGACTTAGGTTTTGCACAAGCACAGATAGATGCAACTGTCTTTGATGCTACACGTAACTACGGTATTCAACAATATGGTATTGACCTTTCACAATATTCAGCTGATATGCAAGCAAACAACGCAATTACAACTTCCGCTTCTGTTGCACCATACGCATCATTCATGACAGCTAGACCTATTGAACAAAAAGCTCCACGTAAACCATCTGCACTTGGGCCTATATTAAGTGGTATTGGTACTGGATTAAGTACTGCTACTACTCTTGGAGGAGAAGATTACTTCTCAGACATGTTTAGTGGTCAGCAATCAGTAATTCCTACAGAATACACAGCATAATGGCATACCAAAAAAGCACAAGTTTTAGCGGGTTTAAAAAAAGAATTGCAAAAGATGATTCTAAACAATTTAAAGACCTTGCTAAAAACTTAGAAAAAGAAAACACTAAATCAGTTAAAGATTTTCAAACTTCAGCAGCTTCACAGATTACAGAGATGGGTCGTGTTAGCAAACTAGAAGCTGCAGCTGATACATACGAACTAAACAACCTACGTAAATTTAGTAAAGAACTAGACGGATTTTTAGATTCTGGAGTAAAAAATGTTGTCAAACCTGTGTTTGATGCTGAGATGCAAGATGGTATAAACCAAGGTATCATGGCAAATCAGGGTGATGAAGAAGCTCTGAAAAATGTACGTCTTAATGATTTACAAGAGTTAGAACTAGAACAAAGATCTAACAAAATTGTAGAAGAAACAGAATTTAGAACAGAGCAAATAAAAGAAAAATATGAAAACGATCTTAAAAATGATTTACGTACAGAGTACAGATTATTAAACCTTAAAAAACAAAACGGTAACTTTGCTAGAGGATACCGTAAAGGTATGCTTATGGAAGCTGCTACAGGTTGGGATGCTTATAGAGATAGCGTACTAACTGATAGTTCTGACTATGACATACAAGGTATGGAGGTAGAGCATAACGGTGAGCGTTACAGGATTGGTGATTACTACAAAATTAAAGATCAAGAGATAAGAGATAAAATGTTAGCTGCTGTACAGTCTGACTATATAGCTAAAGAAGGTAATGGTTTTAGTAAATTTCTTGTTAACAAACATTTAATAAATCCTGTTATAGAAAGAACTAATTTGTTCCAACAAAAAGAGTTTCAGAAAGAACAAGTTGAGTTAGCACAAGAAAGAATAAATGATTTAAAAGTTAAGTTTGAAGTTAATTTTGCAGAACTAGAAACTGATATAGGTCAAGCTAAAGCTGTTTCTGTTGTACAACATGCTCTTAATATATTACCATCTACTATGAAAATGGCAGGTGTAGAGGGTAGTTACAACCAAGCAGCTAAAGCAAAACTTATTGAAATGTTAACTGATAAGGGTTCATTTTTATATAATGGTAGTCTAGCTAATCAAGACGATCAAAACGATATATTGAATTTTTTTGATGAACCTTTGTTTTATGTAAAAGGTGTATCTAAGATGGAAGGTAACACAATGAAGTTATCATCTCTTAGCGATTTAATGGCAGGTGCTATTAACAGAGAACAGTTACAGTCTGCTATGTTAGCAGCACAGTATGACAGAGCAGCTAAAGAAATAGAAGGTAAAAAGATAAATCTTAAGCAAACTTTAGAAAATATTAACATTCAGTTTAAAGGTGATCCTAATGGTAAAGCTCTAGCACTTAACCAAGTTATGAATGAAAACTATGGTAAGTACTGGGCTAAAAGTATATTAAGTAATAACATTGATGGTTATGAAGGTTTAGAACCTTATGACGAAGATCAAAGTGTACAAGTACTTCTTGGATTAGAAAAGAAGTTTAATGTTGGCGATGAACAAAGTCAAAAATATGGTATTATACCGTTATCTTCTATTAACTTAGAACGTATTGACCCCGCAGTGTTAGCAGCATATATAGAAGATGGTAAGATAGGTGATCCTTATGCTAAAGAGCCTGGAGCTTACAAAAAACATGCAGGTTATACAGACGATTTAACTGCATTAGCCAAAGTAGTATTTTCTAACAACGTAGGTAATGGCTCGTTAACTCAAGCCGATGCTGACTTACAAGTAGAAAATTTTACAGATTTTATCAGCCCTTTAATTTTATCTACTGCTCGTGGTTACGTAGCTACTGAGGATATTACATTAAACGAAGGTTTAGATAAAGCTGCTAGTTATTGGAAAAGTCAACTTAAAGGTTGGAATGGTAAAGGTGGAGATGGATGGCAAGGAGGTGATGTTAATTTAACAGTAGGTACTGAAGGTTGGGAAAATCAATCTATATATAAAACTGAAGCTGCTGTTATAGCTAGTCCTAAAACTATAGCATTACGAGAAAATAATAAATTATCACAAATTAAAGATATATTTGATAATGTAGAAAGTCCAAATTTATTTGAAACTAAATTATTTTTTGATAAAAGTGATTTATCTTACTTTACTCTTGATAACAGAGGGGATATACACCCCATCTTTCATCGCATGTCTCTTCTCTCAGAAGGTACTACACCTGCAGAGGTGATATACAATAACCAAGCTAAATTACTAGAACCTGTAGTGGGTATGAAGCTAGTAAAAGAGTGGGATGAGACAATACAAAACAGACTTAATGCTTGGGAAGAATTAAATTTAAACGAAAAAAAAGCTCTTGTTAGTGGTGAAACGGAAGGTTTTAACAGAACACTAGTGGGAGTTGGTTTCTTTTCTCCTTATAATCTTATGTCATCTATGGTGACTACAGATGGTAAATTACCATTAAATGGAGAAGAAGCAAACATTATTTTAAATGAAATGGGTTTACCTGCCATGAAGTTTGAGGACTTACTAGCTGACCCTAAATTATTAGAAACTGTATTAAATGGTAAAATTAGAAAAGGTTTAGAATTAACAAAAGACCTTACTAATAATGATAACATTAGAATACGTATGGTTGCATCTTATATGGCAACAGGTGATGTGAATAATTGGAATAGTGACCAATATCAAATGTTTACTGCTAAAGTATTGTCGTCATATAAAAGTGGAGATACTTCTGCTGTTGAGCCTTTCTTTAAAAACTTTAACATAAATAGTAGTGTATTTAAAGTTGACTACAATATAAATGAAAATTACATACATGCAGAAGATTCTGTACATAATGAACAGCCATCTAACAGTTTTGAAGGCATAACAGAACAGTTACTTAAGTTAGATACAGAAGGAGTCCCTTCTCAATTTATTGATGTAGCTCC